TTGGAGAGCGTGCGAGCGATCCGTGAGCGCTACCACGCAGGCGAGCGGAGCCGTGCTCTCGCCGACGAATACGGCGTGTCTATCTCGACCGTGCAGATGGCGGTACGGGGCGACACCTGGGATCGCGTCGAGCGTCCCGAGCCGGTTCACGGGCCGGGGCTGTGCAAGTGCGGCTGCGGACAGAGAACGTCCATCGCCAAGATGACGAACAGCGCGAAGGGTCACGTCAAGGGACAGCCGACGCGCTTCATCAAGGGCCACTCCCGCAGGGTGCCTGCCAGCTAGACTAGACGCACGTCGTGTGCTATGCTCGGAGAGCAATCCGACCGAGGAGCACAGCATGACGTGGGATGGGAACGACTACGGGTGGGGCCTGCCCCGCCAGCGCAAGCTGACCGACGACGAGTTGGCTGAGCGCGACCGGCGGCTCGACCTCGCGATGGACACCGAGGATGAGCGCGATGACTAACCACATCACCGCGTTCGCGCTGATCGGCTACGACGGCGACCAGTACATCCGCATCCGGGGAGGCCGAGCCCTCTACGAAACCGTCGCCGTGCGCGACGGCTACTGGGACGGACCCGTGATGCTCCAGCGCCTCGACGTGAAGCCGGACGGCCTGCGGGTCGTCTGCCGCTGGGTCGATCCCCTGACAGCAGTCGAACTCGTGGACAAGACGCACGACGTGTGCTAAGCTCGTAGAGCATTCCCGACCGAGGAGAACACGATGGATGATTGGAAGCAGACTCAAGACGACCTTCGCGCTGGCGTCTACGGCGACTGGAGCGAGATTCGCACCAGGATCGCCGAGGACTTCGCCGCCGAATCGCCGGGGCATGGACTCGGCTCCAGCGATGTCAACCACATCGCCTACGGCTGGGTCAAGTCCGGCATGCTGACAAAGCAGGCCAGGCCGTTGACCCAGATCGAGATTTTCAGGGTCGCGTACCCCGCCGCGCTCGCCGTCGCCCGCACCGAGGACGCCGACGAGCGCCAAGCGAAGGACCGCGCCAACGCCATCGCAGGCGTGATCGGGTCCGCTGTCGCGAACGGCGAGGACCCCGGCGCGTGGTTCAAACCGTCGGTCCGCAACCGCCCCGCGAACGTCGCGGCGGTCGAGGCCGTGCGCGCGGCGCTCAGAACACCACCTTCGGCCACTCGGCCGTCGAACAACCAAACCAGAAACAGAAAGGGGCACCTCTGATGAGGAAGCTCATTGTCGCTGCCACGGCAGCGCTCACCATCGCCGTACCCGCAATCGCCATACCCGCAGTCGCGTCAGCAAGCACCGGCAGTGTCGCCAGGAGCCTGCAAGGACGCTGGAGCAGCGAGCTGCGGCAGAACGCCCGGCTTCGTGGCTACCGAGTGACTCAAGCCACGGTGCGCGGCTGCGCGGCCGGTGGCGGCGGGTACTACACCTGCTACGCCACGTACACAGTCACCCAGGGCGGCGTTTACGACAAGTACGGCTCAACCATCACTGTCGCCAACGGCGTGTGGCGCAGCACGAATGGACAACTGCTCAAGCAGTGGTAAGACGCACCGAGGGGTCTTGCGGACACGAGCTTCGCAGGACCCTAGCGCACGTCGCGTGCTAGACTCCGGACAAACCCCCGACCGAGGAAAGGAAGCAACCTGATGGCCCGAGTTACCTACGTCAAGAGCGCCAAGGGGCGCAAGGACGGACGCAACCGCCGCTGCGTCAAGTGCGGCACCGAGATCAAGCCGGGCGACAGCTACAAGTGGCTCGCGAACCGGATCGGTCGGTCGAGCCAGCGCAAGGACTTCTGCGCCAACTGCCAGGTCCGGGAATCGGACAAGACCACGAGCCCGCATCTCCAGGCGCTCTACTCGGCGCAGGAGACGGCCGAGGACGCGCTCTCGCAGGGTGGCGACGACCTGAGCCTGAACGACTACGCCGAGATCGTCCGCGCCTACGGAGAGAGCGTCCGCGAGGTCGGCGAGGGCTACGGCGAGTCCGCCGACAACATCGAGGAAGGATTCGGGCACGAGACATCCCAGTCCGAGGAGATCCGCGAGAAGGCCAACGAGTGCGAATCCGCCGCCGACACCATCGACTCCGCCGCCGACGACATCGAGAGCATGGACGACCCCGACGCCGAGGAGTCCGAGTTCGCCGACGAGTACGAGGGGTCCACGTACCCCGACGGCAAGCCGACCGACCCTGAAGACTGGGCTGACTTTATCGAGGAGAAGCGGCGAGATCGTCGCGACACCGCGATACAGGCGGCCGAGGACGCGCTGGCGGAGGGACCGGGACTCTGATGGACGCCGAGTTCGACGCTCGGCTGTTCCCGCCGGACTTCCCCGGCCTGCGAGAGCGGCTGTCAGAACGGCTGCTCGACCTGTACGACCGGATCGACAACCCTGACGGTCGCGCGCTCGCGCGCACGTACGCCGCCCAGGTGCTGGACGACGTGATGACGCAGGCGGAGCCGCGCGACGACGGCAAGTCGATCCGCTGGGCCGCTGGCGGTGACGCGATTGAGTACCTCGACGTTGCCGGGAACGTCACCACGAGGCAGACGCTGGACGAGGTGGCAGCCATCGCCTTCCCGAAGGCGTACGCCACCGAACCAGCGCACCTGTACGGCCGGTGGGAAGACGCGATGCTCGAACAGATGCGCCTGCTGGACTTCGCCCGCTCCTATGACGGACGCCGGGTCCTGGATGAACAGGAGCGGGACATGAACGCCCGGCACAAGCCAGAGGCGCGGTTACCCGCAGGCTTCCTGGTCAACATGCAACTGCTGACGCTCAGCGAAGCCGAGCCGTGCTGGATCGCGCCCGACGTGGTGGACCTGATCCACCACGCCCGCGAGACGTGGACGCCCGAGGCCGTGATCGGCAGCGACGCCTTCGTGCCGAGCGGCTTCTGCCTCCTGTCCAAGCCGATCTACCTCCACAACGAGCCGGACAATCCGCAGGCGTTCCGCGCGCTTGCGTGGACCTCGATCATCGGCGACGACAACACGTCCGGCTGCTTCTGGATCAGCGTCTACGGCCATGTGGATGACGACCCGAACCCGATGGAAGACGAGATGCGCGACTGGTGGCGGCGCAACAGCCCGCTGCAACTCGCGCACTACTACCAGTGGACGTGGGGCACGCTGCCGAGCGAAGACGACGACCTGAACGTGAACGCCGAACCGTACGACGACAGCCCGGGGGAGGTCGTACGACGCGCCAGGGAGCAGGAAACGACGATGCAGGTGCTGTGGCGACTCAGCCAACAGCTTGTGCCAGTCGCGCACAAAGCGCCGCGCGGTATCCGCCGCGACGCGAAACGCCGACTCAAGCTCGACCAGCAGAACGTCAACGTCATCAAGCTCCGCCGCGAACGCTCAACCGGTGACAGCGAGGAAACAGACCGGCACTACAACGTCAGCTTCCTCGTCCACGGCTACTGGGCAGTCCGCCACACCAAGAACGGCCCACGCCAAGTCTGGGTACGCCCGCACGTCAAGGGTCAAGGTCCGTTCAAGGACACCAAACGCGCCTGGGAATTTATCCGTTAGACGCACGTCGTGCGCTACCCTGTGGGTGCGGCGCACCGCCGCGCTACCCGACCGAGGAGCACCCCATGAAGATCGCCTACGAATCCAAACGCTTCAGTGCCGACACCCTCGCTGTCATCGTTCAGGCCAACCAGATCCTGGACGAGTACGCAGCGGCGGGCTACGACCTGACACTCCGACAGCTCTACTACCAGTTCGTTTCACGCGACTTGATCCCGAACGTCGAGCGCAGCTACAAGCGGCTCGGGTCGATCATCAACGACGCCCGGCTGTCCGGGTACATCGACTGGGACAGCATCGTGGACCGCACCCGCAACGTGCGGATGCTCCAGCACTGGGACGACCCGGCCGACATCATCGACGCGACAGCCCGCTCCTACAAGGTGGACCTGTGGGAGCAGCAGAACAGCTACGTCGAGGTGTGGATCGAGAAGGACGCGCTCGTTGGCGTGATCGAAGGTGTCTCGACCGAACTCGACGTGCCGTACTTCTCCTGCCGGGGCTACACCAGCCAAAGCGAAATGTGGAGCGCCGCGCAACGGATCGGCACGCAGGTGCAGGCAGGCAAGCGCATCACGATCCTGCACCTCGGCGACCATGATCCGTCCGGGATCGACATGACCCGCGACATCGAGGATCGCCTGCGGCTGTTCATCGCCACCGACTACGCGCACTGGCAGATGGACAGGACCGCGAACTGGGACGAACTCAGCAAGGCGAACCAGGACTCCACCGTCAAGCAGTGGGTCAATGACGCGCTCGACCGCTTCGAGGTCCGCCGGATCGCGCTGAACATGGACCAGATCAACCAGTACCAACCGCCGCCGAACCCGGCGAAGCTGAGCGACTCACGCGCCGAGGGTTACATCCGCGAGTACGGCTACGAAAGCTGGGAGTTGGACGCGCTCCCGCCAGACGTGCTCTCTGGGCTCGTCAGGACGCACGTGGAGGGCATGATCGAAGACCCGGCATGGGACGCTGCCCAGGAGCGCGAACGTGACGGACAGCGGCTCCTACGCCAAGCCAGCCAGCAGTGGGAGGAAATCGTGGACAGCCTGAACGGAGGGAGTGACTGATGGGTTTGGATGTGACAGCGCTGAGCAAGGTCAAGTTCATCTCCGCCGACGGCGAGTACGACGAGATGACCGACCGGGGCTACGAGTGGATCGGCCGCACCAACCGCGACTGGCTCGACCGCGCGGACGGACGCACGAACGGGTACTACTCCTACGAGGAACGCCTCGACTTCCCAGCGGGCTCCTACAGCGGCTACGGCGCGTTCCGCCACTGGCTGAGCAGCACCATGCTCGGAGTCGCACCAGCCATCGTCTGGGGGAACTCGCGGACATACCAGGACAAGCCGTTCTACGAGCTGATCAACTTCGCCGACAACGAGGGAGTCATCGGACCCGGCCCGGCGAAGCGTCTCGCCGAGGCGTTCGCTGCGCACGACAAGCAGGCGCGCGACGATAACGCGCCGGGGAGCTACTACGAGGAGTACGTCACCTGGTGGCGGGCGTTCGAGTTGGCAGCGGAGGATGGGCTCGTAGAGTTCCACTGATGCCCGAGCGGGAGTCGCTGGCGGATGTGCTGGCGCGGGTCCGGCACTACGCCGACGGCCCGCCCGGCACCGACGCCTACTGCGACTCCGGCGGGGCGCTGGCGGATGCCGAGAGGCTCGCTGACACCATCACCCGGCTGACCGTCGAGCGCGACCACTTCCGCTTGACGCTCGAACGGATCGAGGTCGAAGACCACGAGGGTGGACCCGGCTGGATGTCGAAGATCGCCGCCGAAGCGCTGACCCGCTACCGATAGCTCGCCTGCGGAAAGCGCCCCGAGCGGCGGTAAGGTGGGGCTCGATGGAGTACGAGCGCATAGTCGTTCCCCGCCCGAACGACCCCCCGTGCCCCGCAGCGTCCCTCGTGGCTGAGGCGGCCGGTGGCACGGGGTGCGCTTGTCGCGTCACCGGCGACGTGATCGACACCCGCCACGATCCCTCGACGCTCGCCTCCTACTGCTTCAACCGCGAGGGCTACCAGCAATGCCCGACGTGGCGCAAGGACCGCGAAGCGCTGCTGGCCAGCAAGACCATCCGCCCACTACTGAACCGCCGGGGTGACCTGACAGCCGGACACCCCGAAGACCGGGAACGTGAGCAGGGGCTCGCGCTCGCAATCGACGCTCAGGAGCGCGACCGGTGGGAGTCGCAGCGCGAACACGACCGCTAGAGCGGGACCTGTGGCTGACCAACGAGAAACGTCTCGTGTACGTGCTCGATCTACCAGAGAGCGGCCAGGCAGTGATCGAAGACTGCCGCAACGGCGAGGTCGAATGCGTTCCCTCCAAACACCTCGAAGGCTGGCGGGTGGTGGTACCCCAACATGGCTGACGGGCTGATCGGACGGCTGCAAGAAGTAGTCGAGACGCGCACCGGCAAGACGGTGATCGACCAGGACCGCCTGCAACTCCTGGAGGCCAGCGACGTAGAGCGCCGCGCGATGCAGAAGGAACTCGACCTGCTCGGCTACTACGTCCTCGACCAGATCGGCGGGCAGCCCCAGGAGGTCAAGGCCATCGAGCGCCGCAAGATGGCCGCGCAAGCCCGGATGGTCTGGATTCAAGACCCCGTCGCTGGAGCCAACGTGGACCTGTCGTGCCAGTTCATCTTCGGACGCGGCGTCCCGCAACCCAAGTGCGCCGACAGCAAGGTGCAGGAGGTCGTGGACGAAGCCTGGAGCGACCCGGACAACCAGGCGTGCCTGACGACGTTCCCGGCCCAGGTCGCGCTCTGCACCGACCTCGTGCTCCAGTCCAACCTGTTCATCCTGTTCTTCGAGGACGGCAACGACGGCAAGGTCAAGCTCGGCATCCTCAACCACGACCTCGTGGAGGACGCGGTACGCGACACCAGCAACCGCCTCCGCGTCCTGTACTACGTCGCCCGCCGCCGCGACTACGAGTGGGACTACCAGATGGACCGGGTGAGCCTCAAAGCGACCGCGAACATGCAGGCGTCCGGCAGACCCGTCGTCCAGTATTACCAGGCGCTCGCCGCGACCGATCCCGCGACCGGCAAGCTCGACACCGACGACCCGACCTGCCCGTCGGAGAAGCTCGGCGACGGGCTCGTCTACCACATCGCGATCAACCGGGGCAGCGAGCAGGTGTTCGGCATCCCTGCGATGCGCCGGATCGTGAAGTGGATGGCGGCGCTGAACGACTTCATGGCCGCACGGGTGGACATGACCCAGGCCGCTGCCGCGTTCATCATGCGCCGGACCGTCAAGGGCTCCTCGACTCAGGTTGCGAACATCGCCGCGAAGGCCCTGTCGCGCGCCTCCACCCTCGCGGCCACGTCGATGGACGACCCGAGCGCCGGAACCATCGCGCCCGGCCCGCGCCCCGCGTCGATCCTGAACGAGAACGAGAACGTCACGACCGAGCCGTTCTCCGTCTCCACCCAAGCCCCGCAGGCGGCGCAGGACGCGCAGATGATCCGCTCGCAGATCGCGTCAGCGACATGGCCGCAGCACTACCTCGGCGACCAGTCCAACGCGAACCTCGCGACTGCCAGCGCCCTGGAGCTGCCGGTCATCAAGAAGGTCGAATCCTTCCAGGAACTGTTCGAGGGGCTGTTCCGCACGTTCACCGACCGCGTGATCGAACGGGCAGTGGACTCCGGCCGTCTCCCGACCGAGCTGACGCCCGAGGAACGCCTCGCGCTCAAGTCCAAGAAGCCGGGGGAGCAGGTACCCGGCGGAGAGGGCCTTACGCCGCCCGCTCCCGCCCAGCAGGAGCCTCCACTGTCGATGACGGACCCGATGGGCGGAACCGGCTCCGAGCAGCTCACAGAGGCTTACCACGGCCAGACGCAGGACGAGAAGCAGACCGAGCGGGACCTGAGCTACGAGTTCTCGATGCCAAGCCCGATGAAACGCTCGATGGCCGACCTGATCACCAGCATCGCGAACCTCGCCCGCACGTTCGATCCGAACAACACGAACCTCGAACTCAGCCGCACGCTGCTCAGTGTCGCGCTCGGCCAGGGGCTGGAACTCGCCGACCCCGCCGCCGCCGTCGAGAGGATTCTTCCAGAGGGATATGTCGATCCGATGGTCGCCGCGTCAATGGCCCAGGCAGCCGGTCCTGGCCAGTCGCAGCCAGGTGGAGCGCCGCCGCTGATCCCGGAGGGGCCGAATCCGTTCGGCGGCAGCTCGTACGTCTCCGGCGAACAGCCGTCAGCAGGCCAAGGGCCAGACGGTGAACAAAATCCCTATGGTGCGCAAGGGTTCTCGTCCAGCTACCAGGACAACCAGGGGCAGCAGCCGATGTACCAGGCAGCGGTGGCCGACGAGTCCGAGGAGAACCGCATGGCGCGGCTGATGAATCTCTGGGACGCGGAGATCGGCGATCTGGTGGACGAGATGCTCGAAGCTGCCACCGCGAACGGAAACGGCAGCAGCCCCAAGCACTAGCAGCGTTGGGAGAAGTCGGGCCGGGGTGAGGTGGCGCAGCGGTGTGCTGGAGGGACTGGGGATGTCAGGCTGGGCGCGGGGCGGCGAGGGGTGCAATGACGCGCGTGGTCAGGTGCGGGCTGGGCAGACTAGGCCGGGCAAGACTGGGGTAGTCGGAGTTGGCATGGCGGGGGCAGACGAGGGAGGGCCTGGCCTGACGGGGGTTGTCGCGATGGGTCGGGGAGCGCGGGCACGGACTGGGCGGACTAGTCGGGCATGGGCAGGCTAGGCCGGGGGAGGATGGGGTAGTCGGGTCTGGTCTGGGACGACTTGGATTGTCGGGTGCCGGAGAACGGCTCCGGGCACGGTGGATCAAGCAAACTTGGCGACGGATCGTTCGGCAGCCACCTGCGCCTGATCCTCAAGTGAACGTAGCTCGGCTTCGCTCACCACTTCATGGGTCGGTGTTGTGTCGTCCGGCAAGCGCTTGATCAGCCGCTTCGCGAGCGCGATGTCGAACAGGCTGGCGGTAGCGAGCTTCGAGCGTTGTTCGACCAAAAATCGCCAATCTGGGCGGCGCATTTCGCCAATACGCTTCCACACGTTGTCTGCGGTGGCGTACCGGCGCTCGAACGGCTTCACCTCGCGTTCCTGGAACACGCCGATGCGAGTGCCGCGACGTGCCATCGCAAGCCGTGACTGAAGCTGCGTTCGGATCAGATTGATCGCGTGATCCGAGAACCAGTCGATCAGCGCATCCGCGTCGGTCTGCCGCGCATCTGCGACAACATCCGCCGCAGCCTCCGAGAGCAGCACGTCGCCCTCGGAGGCCAGGATCTCCTCAACCTTCGTTTCAACCAGTTCGGTGATCAGGTCGGAGGTGATAGTCATGCAGCCCTCTTACGCCGGACCGGCTTGACCTCACCAAGCGGTTCCCACTCCGTGATCGTAAACGCACCGAACCCCTGCGAGCGGGTAGCACCAATGCCTTGACGCTGGCCGGTGAGCCACAGCATCGCCCAGAACTCGTCATCGAACTTGCGGTCTGTTTCGACAGTGAAGTCGAACTCGGCCTGCTCCAGTACCTCGGTGTACTGGATGCCGCTGCCCCTGAACGTGTGAATGAAGGACTGGATCACGTCGCTCGGCTTGTCCGCTCCGAGGTGCAGCCGCTGCTCGCGCACAAAGATGTGCTCCGCAACGAACGACTTGATCCCCTTCTTCGGGTTCGCTCCCAACCCCCGGATCTGAAGTTTGCCAACATCGGCCGCGACGCTCGCAGCCTCCTTCAGCATCGCTTTGAGCTGACGGCCCTCGATGTACAACCCATGCTCGTCGCGGCGGAACCCCGACAGGTGACGATTCTCAGACACCTGCTCGATGGCGTCGTCCTCGGTGACACCGCGCTCGGCCATGATCTTGGAGACTTCCTCTGCGATCAGCTCGTCCTTCAGGTCCTTGTAGCCCTTCGCTTTGATCCACGCGGCTGCCACGTCCGGGTTGGTCGGAGTTCCACCAGCCAGCAGCTCAACGATGATGTGCCCACGGAAAACGTAGGGGTAGCCCTTGGGTTCGTACTTCCCAAAGATCGACTCGGGCACTTATGCCTCCTCGGTCGGATGAATGGCGCGGAAGCCTAGCACCTCCTTTATAACGACCAAAGCCGTGGTGCCCACGATACGTGCTAGCGTGCGCAGCACTCCGGGACCTTCCGGATACACGATCTCGACTTACCTACTCAGGCCGTTCCGTCTCCTTTCGGCTCTCCCCGACAACCCGCGCCAACCCGGACCGGTTCGGCCCCAGCCTTTCCGACAGTCCAAGCCGGTTCGCATCGAATCCGACCAGCCCCGGCCACGCCTGACTAACCTACTCGTGCCTATTCATCCCGGCCCTCTCCCCGCCTGACCAGCCGACCCGGCGAGTCCGCTCAAGACCTGACCGCTCCACATCCCGACCCGACATCCCACCCCTTCCCTCCTCCGCCCAGCTCCCCGCGCGTCTAGCCTGCCCTGCCCTCGCCTGACTGCGCATTCCCACATGGGCGCACTGCCACGCCTGCACTTAGCCTGTAGGCGTGGCAGTCCCTGACCAGCAGCAGCAACCCCAGCAGCCGCAGCCGGTCACGCAACTGTTGAAAGCCGCAGCCGCCGGTCAAGCGGCCAAGGTCGCCATTGTTGCTCCGGCCGTCGCGGTCACGCTGCCCGCTCGGGCAGCCGTTGGCGTCGTCAAGGTGCCCGCCGAGGCGTTCGTCCACGGCGTCAAGATCGCGGTGATCCTGAAGGTTCTGCGCAAGCTGCTGCGCTGGCACACCACGGACAGCACCGACTGGCTCACGAAGGAACTGACGCGCCTGTTCCCCGACGCCGACCCCAGCACGATTAGGGCCGCTGTCGAGAACGAGATGAAGCTGGAGCGCCTGTTCCAACAGAAGGCGATCAAGCGCGTCACCGCCGCGCTGCAAACCGCCGGGGAGCTTCCCACCCTGGAGCAGCAGCAGCAGAAGGTCCAGGCGATCCTGAAGCTGGAGCAGCACTACGCCGCCTTACGTACCAAAGTGATGATGGAGCGCGCGAAGGCGCACGTCCAGAACGCCCAGGTGAAGGCCAGAAGCCCAGCGGGCGCACGCTGGATGCTCGGGCCGACCAAGAACCACACGCTCGGGTGCCTCGCGCTCGCGGGCAAGAGCTGGCCGTGGTCGGTGCTCGACGCGATCCAACCGCCGCTGCACCCCGGCTGCCTCTGCTCGCTGGTGCCGCTCGGTCCCAGTGACCCACCGCCACCACAGGCCGGGGACGCGCTGAACATGGCCAAGGCCGCGCTCGCGCTCGAAGAAGCGATCCGAGCTGTCGCCGACCCCGGTGAGATCGAAGCGTTCCTCGACGGGCAGGACGTGCGCCCAAGCATCGCCAAGGCGATCCGCGAGCTACAGGAGGTCAAGTGGAAGGACTTCCTGCACCCGCGCGGCCGAGGCGGCGAATGGATCGACAAGCCGGGCGGGTCGCTGTTCGACTTCGCCAAGGGCCACGACGCGCCGAAGCCACCGCACGTCGCCCCCAAACCGTACGTCCCGAAAGAGACGTTCATGCCGGACCTGTCGCCCGGCAGCACCGTCGTCGGCGGGCCCAAGAAGATCGCCGACACGGTGCTCGGCGGCGACAAGCCCGCGCCCGCCAAGCAGAAGGCAATCCCCGACTTCGGGCACATCCCGCTGAAGCTCCAGCTCCCCCCGGCGTTCGGCAGCGACTCGATCAAGGCCCGCGGGCTCGGTGACGATTACATCGTGAAGAACCACAGCGGCGACCGCACACGGGTCGCGAGCGAGCTGCTGTCCAACTCGGTCTACCGCACGCTCGGGATCGACACCCCAACGATGGGTCGCGTCCAAACCGAACCGGAACCCGACTTCGCCCAGCGCGCCGAGGACCTTCCCAACGAACCGCCCATCGACGCGGAGCCGCACGCCCGCATCTCGACCGGGATCATCCTCCGCGAGCCTGACGGCAGGTTGACGCTGATCGAGCCGCGCAACCACTACGGCGGGTACATCCACACGTTCCCGAAGGGCGGCGTCGAACCGAACCTCACGCCGCAGCAGAACGCCCACAAGGAGCTGTGGGAGGAGACGGGGCTGCACGCGCACATCACCGGGGTCGTCGGCGACTTCAAGGGCGACACAGGCACCAGCCGCTTCTACGTGGGTGTCCGCACGGGCGGCGAGGCAACACCGAGCGACGAGACGCAGGCGATCAAAACCGTCACGCCGGACGAGGCCGCGAAGATGCTCAACAAGCAGCGCGACCAGGAGATCCTCAAGGCCGTGCTCGACCAGCCGATCCCGACCGGCAAGTTCAAGGACACCTTCCCGCCCGAGCAGCCCGGCTCCGCGCTCGCGTTCAAGACCGTCAAGGGCGGCAAGACGAAGAACATCGACGCCCCGAACGAGGCGCTCGGCAACGGGTACATGGCCGACGCGCTGCTCGCGAACCGCGACTTCCTCGGCGACCGTGGAGCCAACGTCCGCTGGACAGACGACAAGACGCCGATCCGGACGAACATGGGCAGCACCCTCGGGTACGGACGCAAGGGCGGCGAGCTGCACGCCTTCGGTGACACGCCGGAGGAGGTGTGGACGATGCGCTACCGGGGCCAGGCGGCAGGCACGATCCCTCAGAACGAGGACGCGCTGCGCCAGCAGGCCGCTCACATCGCCCGCACCCTCACCAACGCGAAGATCGAGGAGCTGACGAAGGCCGCGTCATACCCCAGCGAGGCGGACCGCAAGCTGACCGCCAGCGCACTGAAGGCACGGGTGGGCTGGATGCGCAAGTTCGCCACCGGCGAGGAGAGCCTGCCGCGACCGGCGACCGGGGCCGAGGCGCGCACCCAGTTCACCGACGCGCAGGACAAGCTGGAGGTGTACCCCGAGGAGCACCAGGCGCTGGAGAAGTACGCCACCGCAGCGGGCCGCACCCTGGACGACCACCTCCGCAGCGGCAAGGACTTCACCGACCCGGAACGCCAAGGCGTCAAGCGGCTCGACGCGGTGCTCGAAGCCACCAACGCCCCGGTAGACACCCACGTGTACCTCGGCGCTGACGCTGCGCCGACGAAGGACATGGTCGGCAAGACGTTCTCGATGAAGTCCTACATCCGGGCGCACACCAACATCAACGACGCGACCGGCAACACCCGCGTCCGGCTGCTGGTCCCCGGCGGCGCGCGGATGATGCACCTGGACGACGCGCAGAAGGGCGAGCCGGACATGCTGCTGCCACGCAACCAGCGCATGCAAGTACAGGGGCTCACGACCGGCCCGGACGGCAAGCAGACGCTCGAAGCGATCCTGCTGCCGTACCACAAGCCGCCGTACCTCCCGAGTGCGTACAAGCCACCGGCGCAACAGAGCTTCAAACCGCCGGGCGCGCAGGTGCCGTTCTTCAAGAAGGGCGACCGCGTGGAGGTGAACGGGAACAAGGCGACCGTGACCGGCGACGCGGGAAAGGGGATGGCCAACGTCAAGCTCGACTCGGGCAAGGGCTACACCGTCCCGTTCAGCATCCTCAAGCGCCTGGAGGAAGCCGAGTACACCGAGGCGCTGCACCCGCGCGGCCGGGGCGGCAAGTGGATCGGGAAGCTCGGCCCCAAGCCACCGCACGGGTTCACGGCGCTGACGGCCGCGCCTCCCGCCCCCACCGACGCGATCATCGGATCGCTCGGCGACAAGCGCGACGACGACGCCTACCAGGCGCTCGCGGGTGGCCAGGCGCTCGACACCCAGAAGCTCCACCAGGTGGACGGCAAATACACCGCCGCCCGGCAGCTACTGCACCAGGAGATCGTGGACCACTTCTTCGCGAACGCCAAGCCCGTCACCGACGGCAAAGCCAAGGCGATCTTCACCGCCGGGGGTGCGGCATCCGGCAAGTCCGGGCTGGCCGGACAGTCCAGTGACGCGAAGTTCAACCTCGACATCCCCGACGGCGCGGTGTACATCAACCCCGACGACATCAAGGCGCAGCTCCCCGAGTACGACGCGCTGCGCAAGATGGGCCGACAGGACATCGCTGCCGCCGCGACCCACGAGGAGTCGAGCGACCTCGCGAAACTGATGACTGCGCTCGCGATGGAAGGCAACTACCCGATCATCGTGGACGGGACCGGCAACTCGCACATCGGCAAGTTCGGCCGCAAGCTGAAAGCCGCCGCCGACGCTGGATACGACGTTGAAGCGCGGTACGCGCACGTGCCCGTGTCCGAGGCCGTCACCCGCGAGCGGGCCCGCGCTGAGCGCACCGGCCGCAAGGTCGCCGAGTCGCTGCTGCGCGAGCAGCACCGGACGGTCGCGCAGAGCTACACCGAGGACGTGTCCAAGATGCCCGACGTGCACGTCAAGGTGTACTCGACCGTCAAGCGCGGCAAGCCGACGCTGATCGCCGACAAGCCAGCGGGCAAGTCGATGAAGGTGCTCGACAAGGCCCAGTACGACGAGCACGTCGCGAAGGCGACCGCGTGACCGAGAACCGCATCCCACCTGACGCCGCCGAGTATCTCGCGGGTCCGATGCCCAAGTACCAGGACGGCATCTTCACCGTCCACGGTAAGAAGGTGGACGCCAACAAGCTCAAGCCGATAGACCTCGACAACGTCGAGGAGCCAGACAAGCCGTGAGCGCCCTGATCGAAGCCGCTGCACCGGGGCAGCGGTTCAGCTTCGCTCAAGCACTGTCGAGGGGGGCCGCGCCAACGTGCCCAGGACGCGCTGACAGCTCCCTGGAGCCCATTGGCGACACCTACCTGGGGGATGGGTCCACCCAGCTCGCCGCAGCGCTAGCGCGCCGCTACCCGGCCCTGAAAGTCAAGGCCCTATACACCGGAAATCCGAACACCGGGACGCTGGAGCACACCGTCGCCTACGACCCCACCACCGGGATCGCGCACGACGCACGCGGCACGTTCCCATCCACCGCCGCAGCGTTCGCCGGGTACGGCGCGAACGGCGACCGCAAGGTCACCCGCGACGAAGCCCTAACCCCAGTCCAAGACCCGCAGGCCGATGCCTACGTCCAACGTCACTGGGGGCCGCTGGAGAACGGCAGCGGCGACTTCGGCGACCTGTCCGTCGATCACGACCCGGATGGGCCCGAGCTTGACGCGCTGCTCGGCGGCGACCCGCGCGCCACACCCACCGGCCGCGTGCTCGATGAAGCGCTGACGCTCGCCGAGGCGATCTACAACGAGAAGCTCCACCCCCGCTGGCCACCCGGCTCACACAGCCCCACCGGCCAGAACATCTCCGGCCAGTTCATGCGCGTTGGACAGCGGTTCAACAAGGACGGCCACGAGTGGGAAATCACACAGGTTGCGGGTGGCAGAGTCATCGCCGCCGAAGCATCCGGTGACGTGGCCAAAGCCACAACGCAGGTGTTCGACACCCAGAAGGTCGGAGACGTGGAGAACGCGCTGCCGAACGCAACACCCGCCGAGCCGCGAATCCTGCGCAGCGGATTCAAGTCCGGCACCAAACAGGTGATCGCCAACGAGAACTCGCTGGTCGTTGACGCTGACAGCCACCCAGAAACGCACGACCCGACGATCCACCCGAGCCCGCTGTCCAAACTTACCCCCGAGCAGTGGTCGCACTTCGGTCGGGTGGACCAGCTCTACTACAACGAGGTGATGGACCGCTTCGGGGCGTGGGAGATCAACGGTCACAAACCACCACCGATAGCGCAAGGCGGGTCGCAGTGGTCAGCGAAGCTGTCGGCAATCACGAAGGGGGCACCGCCCGACGCGGTGAGCACATTCAACGCCGAGGTCAGCAGCCTCAAGGGAGCCACGCGCGGCAACCAGCTCTCAGGCGTCAACGTGTTCAAGGGACTGATGGGCAACCCGGAAGCGCTGGCGAAAGCGCAGGCGAAGTACGAGCGGTTCAGGGAGTACGAGAGCGATGTCAACGCGCTCGTCTCCTGGGACCTCTACAACCGCCTCGCCGAGCCTGACATCACCGTGATCCACCGGGCCGGTGGCGCGGAGGTGTTCAAGAAAGCGCTCCAGGGCAACACGTCCGTGCTGAGCGGACTGTCAACGTCGTGGAAGACGGGTTCGTGGAGCGAACCGAACTCGTTCGTGTTCGCGATGCCCGTACGCAACGTCGCGTTCTTCGAGAGCCTGCTCGGCCAAGGGTGGGGCTCGGGCAGCAGCGAGTCGGAGCTGGCGAACCTCGACCGGCTGAAGGTCGGTAAGCAGGCGGGCTACTACCTCAACCACGAGATCCAGGACCCCGGCTACGGCAGCGGCACCAGCCAGGCGCACAAGCTGTTCAAGTGGCTCGGCGGGAAGCTCAACACGAACGCCCAGGGCGGCTCGATTGCCGGTGCGCTGAAGAAGCACTTCAGCAAGGACGACCCGTACACCGTCGATCTTGGCCAGGTCGAGGCGAACTTCCACCTGAAGAAAGCAGCAGGGGCCAAGACCTACTACATCCCACCCGACAACGTGATGGCAGACATCGAGGAGAAGGTCAACGCCAATCCGGGACACCCGGCGTGGGCTGAGCAGAAACCAATCTCCGAATGGCCAGCGGACATGCAAGCGAAGCCGGGCATGGTCGTTGAGAAGGGCGGGTCGCAGGCCGGTACGCGCTACCTGGTGATCCAGAACGACGCGCTCGGGCCGAACGAAATCCAGTACGTGCCGCTGCTCACCGGCTCCGGCGACTACGACGTGAACCCGGCCGGTGGCGGCTACAAGTCCACCAAGGCCAAGGTGGTCGTGGGCGACGACGGCAAGCCGCTGTTCTTCCCGCTGCCACCACCGCCCACCGAGGAGGCATGGTCGCATGACATGGCGTCGCTCGCGCCGAGCGGCCCAGCGATCCCGGTCGGGCAGATGAACGTCGGCGACAAAATCGCGATCAACGACGATCACTGGGAGATCACCAAGAAAACGGGCGGTTCGGTAGCGCTCCAGTCGCTGTCCGACGGCAGCGAGGGCACCGTCGATTCGCTGTGGAAGACCCAGAAGCTGTCCGGGACCGCAGCGCCGTTCGTGCCCGAGGTTGGCGACACGGTGAAGCTGGACGACGGGCGCATCGCGGACGTGGTGAACGTGTCCGACGACGGCAAGTTCGCTGAGGCGTCGTTCGCGGGTGGGAAGCCGTTCATGGTCACGACCGCCTCGCTCAGCGAGGGGCCGCAGCTACCGAAGCTGACGCCGCAGAAGGGCGACACGTTCGAGAACGGCGGGATCAAGCACACGGTCACGAACGTGCAGAAGGACGGCACCGTGATCGCCAGGCCGTTCCTGCCCGGCGAGGGCAGCCAGAAGGTCCAGAAGTTCCACCCCAACGAGCTGAACAGCCTGATCCGCCCCGACGACTACGAGCACGGGCCCAAGGACAAGCTCAGCACGATGGCACCCGGCACGCTCGTGTCCGGCTCCCCGAACACCAAACGGCCGTACATGGTGCTCGGCCACGTCGGCACCAAGACGTACCTGAAGAACCTCGACACCGGCGAGGTCACTCCCGTCTCCAAGAACAAGAGCTACCCGACGCTCGTTGGCAAGGGCGCGGTAGCGACAACACCAGCGCACGCCACCTGGAAGCCAGGCGACAAGGTGAACACGATAGACCTGGAGCCGGGCGACAAGTTCTCTCTCCCCGGCGGACAGGACCTCACGCTCGTCGGCGAAGCCACCGAGCAGGGCACGGTGGGCTGGCAGTACGAAGCACCCGGCGGCAACAAGGGGTGGATTCCGAAGGACATCAGCGACCACGCCACATACCTCGGCAAGGGCGAACCGAGCACACCACCCCCGCCGGTGACCGTCAACCCGAGCGACCTGATGGACGCCGTGGAGCACGGCGACCTCCAGGCGTACAAGTGGCACAAGGGCGGCGGCGGACAGGTCTACCCGAAGGTCAGCTCGCTCGCGGAGGGCGAGCACTTCACCGACAAGAAGGGGCAGCTCTGGAAAGTCAAGCAGCCCGGCGAGCACCCCATCATCACCGACGGCCAGCAGCTCTACACCGTCAACAACGGCAACCTGCACGTCAAGGAGCCCAGCGCCGGGTTCATACCGATTCCCGACGGCACCACGCCGGACCTCAGCACTCAGCACGCCACGCCCGCGCCGGAGCCCGTCGCGATGACGCCGAACACGAGCAGCCTGAAGGAGCTGGCTCCGCAGCCGGGCGACAAGATCAACACCCACGGTCACGTCTGGACGATCCAGTCCGGCTCACCGACAACGGGATACACCGCCAAGGCCGACGACGCCGAACTCACCCAGACGTTCCAGCCGTTCGTGGTTCCTCCCAGCTACCACAAGGCGGAGCCAACACCAGCAGCGGAGCCGACACCGATCCCAGCGCTGCCGTCGTTCCTGGATGCGCAGAGCGTGGGGCCGATCACGCCCGCCCACATGTTCGACGCCCACGAGATGGCGCAACGCGCGGACGGCACGCTCGTCTACAAGAAGAAGGACATCCAGCATGGCGACCACTGGGCCGAGGTCGGCGGTCCGGCCGTGGAGATCCCCAACGATGAGAAGCTGACCTCCGTTGCGCTGTCGGCAAGCATCCCGCCACCCGGTTCGATCAAGCACACAGGGCAGAGCGTGGACGTTCACGAAATGCAGTCCGGGCAGACGTTCTTCGCGGGCGGCGGCGAGCCGTGGATCGTGCTCGGCCACGGGCCCGCGGGCCTGGACGCCAAGAATCTGAAGAACGGCGCGATCCTGAGTGCGCCCGCTGACCAGCACGGCAAGTTCGAGCTTGGCTCCTGGAACTCACGCGGCGGGCTCGAACCGACGCCGCCAGGCCCGCCAAGCGCAGTGAAAGCTGCCGCGCAGTCGTGGATGGAGAAGGAGGGGTACGCGCCGGGCACGATCAACCAGATTCACGAACTCGCGGTAACCCACCACGCGCAAGGCAAGGACTGGCCGGACGCATACGAAGCCGCGCACATCAACATGAAGGGCTACGCGGGCGTTGGATCGCTGAACCTCGCGGTCAAAGGCGCGATGGGCGAGGAGCCGCCCACCGCGCCGGGGCCCGCCCTGGTGGGCATCGTCCCCGCCGAGAAAGCCGCCACCGACTTCCTGGAGGGCGCTGGTCACACCCCGTCGGCCATCTCGCACCTTCACGCCGAGGCCAAGGCGAACGTCGCGACGAGCGGCAAGTACCCGGCCAGTTGGGCTCCCGCGACCAAGTGGGCACAGGCGTACACCGACGCCTACGTGAACACCTACGGCGAGGACAACCAGACCATCGACATGGGCAACAGCCTGTTCCAGGCAGTCAAGACTGGAGCGGCTGCACCGACACCGGAGCCCGGCACCGAACCGCCCGGCGGCTGGAAGACGTGGGGCGACGTGCACGTGGGCGACTCGGTGACGATGCCGACCGCGACCGCGCCGTTCAAGGTCACCGCCGACAACGGCGATAGCTGGACGATCACCAACCAGAAGACCGGGCTCTCGAACGACATTCCCAAGGAGTGGGGCGGCAAGGTGGGGATCGTTGGTCACGAAGACGTGCCGCAAAAACCAACCGGCGCGGGGACTACCGCAGGAACCGGTATCCACCCAGCGATGAACCTGGCCAAGGGTCACCACATGAAGATCAAAACCGACGGTAAGGGTGCCGAGTACGAGGTGATGGAAACCCCGAAGCCGGGTGACAAGACGATCAAGCTCCAGGTGATGACGAAGGCCGGGCCGGGCAAGGTCTACGACTGGAAGCACTACAACAAGAACATCCTGATCACCAAGGAAGCGCCTGCGCCAACCGCCGCTGAGATGACACCGAACGACGCGGGCAAGTCGCTGGAAGACCTCGGGCTCCAGAAAGGCGACCTCTACCACGATGGCGGGAACACGTTCAAGGTCACGAACGTCACCAAGTACAACAACATCGAAACCGAGAACGTCACCACCGGCGGCTCGCTGTTTGTCCACAAAGGGTTCGTCCCCGAGTCGTACATCAAGACCTCGCCAGCACCGCAAGGCGACACGGCACAGAACGACACCAACGGGTGGCCGCTCGCGCACGGCGACCCGGTGACTGTCTACGGCACACCCGGCTTCACCTACCAGGGGCCAGACCCAGAAGCGCCAGGCAAAGCGCTGATCGGCGACCCGAACGACGTAGGCGGACCGCCGCTACAGATCGCCGTGACCGACCTGGAGAAGGGCGTTCCCGAACCGCCGACGCCGCCGCCGTCCGCTCCGATCCCGGCGCACGGCCCGCAGACGCTCGGCGACCTCAACGTCGGCGACAAGTACAAGATCGGCCCGCACGAGTGGGAGGTGATGCAGAAGGACGACATCTACACGACGGTCAAGAACCAGGACGGCGACACGATCCCGATGCCGCACGACACCCCGTTCTCGACCGCGCCGGAGATCACCTACAAGGCACCGCCCACGACTGGCGGCAGCGCATCCGGACAGCTCGGCGGGATGCCAACCGTCCACGACATGCCCATCGACCCGTACCTGTGGCACAAGGGCGGTGGAGGGCAGACGTACGCGCCGATCAACAAGCTCGCACCAGGCGAGCAGTTCTCCGACAAGAGCGGCAACAAGTACATCGTCGTCAAGCACAACGTCAAGAAGCTCGAAGACGTAACCGCGAGCACCACCGTCCAGGGCCCGTCCGGCGGGACGTTCGACGTGCCGACCCACTTCGCCAACGCCAAGGGCAAGACTGTCCCGACGAGGGTCTACAAGCTCGCGAGCACCGCGCCGGTCCCCGAGTACATCGAGCCGCAACCCGAGCAGCCGGAGGTCCCTGGGCACCTGACCGCCGCACAGACCGACAACCTGCTCACGAACGTCAGCACGCAAGGCGGCGATCACCACACGAACGGGTGGCTCGCGAGCTATGCGAACAGTGGTGGCTACCACGTCACCAGCCCCGGTGGCGTCACCCACAACGACCTGAGCCACGACCAGGCGTACGGCTGGATGGTGCACGGTGCAGAACCCGCCGCCGAACCCGCACCCGCTCCGACTCCGACGACGTGGGACAAGCTCCGCGTCGGCGACCTGATCAACTCCGGATCGGGCGGCAGCCCGTTCAAGGTCACCGCCGACCACGGCACCCACTGGGAGATCACCTCCGCCAAGGACGGCAGCAGCGCCGACATCCCGAAGAACTCAACCTTGCAGGTCGAGAAGACCGGGCACGAGTCGATGAAAGGCCCGCCGTTCCCCCTGCCCGTCAACGACGCCCACTACAAAGCGCAACGGATCGCCGACCAGTGGCTCAAGCAGCACAAAATGCCCGCCGAGGACATCGCCGCGATCCACCAGAAGGTCGCGGACTTCCTCCCCGGACAGGACCAGTGGGGGCCCGGCGAGGCGTACGCACAGGCGGTCAGCGGCCACACCCAGTTCAAGACGCCCGGCGACTACCAGGGCAACCCGCACGAACTCACCAAGCAGATCGACCAGGCGCTCCAGGTCGGCAAGCTCGTCGCGCCACACGAGCTGGGCAAGGGCGACGTGTTCAGCAACCCCGAGGGAGGCCACTTCGAGGTCACCGCCAAGGCGGGCGAAGCCACCCACTTCAAGAAACTGTCCGGCGCGGGCGCGACCGCTGGTGTGCTGCACGACGACTCGCCGGTCAAGTACACGCTCGTGTCCAAGGGCGAGCAGCCGATCCTGCCGAGCGCCGAGGCCAGCGCGATTCCCGCCCCAGCCAACGACGCGCACTTCACCGCGACCAACGCCGCCGACAAGTGGATGCTCGACAACGGCGTCCCATCCAAGACCGCGAACTGGGTCCACGCCGAAGCAGCCAAACAGAAGCAGCAGCACCCGAACTGGGGCTGGGGCGAGTCCTACGCAGCGGCGCTCCCGCCCGAGGCGATGGACGACCCTCACAACCTCGCGGCGCTGAAGGACCTGCTCGATCAGAAGGAGCCGCCAGCCGAGCCGGTGGTCGAGAAGCTCCCTCCCGCAGCCCCGAAACCCGGCCTGGGCGAGATGCCCGACTACACCGGCACCAAGCTGACGCCGACCGGTAGCGCTGGGGGGACAACCGGAGCCCAGCTAGCGACCGACCCGACCGGCAAGCAGTGGCTGATCAAGTCCTACGGCGGCAATGAGGACCGCGTCGCGACCGAACTGCTCGCCAACAGCGTCTACCGCTCGATGGGGCTCAACGCCGCCGACGCCGGAACGCTTCAGCAGGGCGGCAAGACGAAGCTCGCCTACCCGCTTGTCGGCGGCAACACCCAACCCTGGTCCGGCACCGACCAGGCGAAGATGAAAGCGCTCGGCCAGGGCGTGATGACCGACGCGCTCGTCGGCAACTGGGACTTCGCTGGGCTGGAGGACGACAACGTGCTGTGGAACGGCGACAAGCCAACCCGGATCGACCAGGGCGGCACGTTCATGTACCGCGCGCAAGGCAAACCGAAGGAGTTCGGCCCCGTGCCGGTCGAGGTCAAGTCGCTGCTGACCGGCGGCGGCCAGGGCGTCAAGGGTGTCAGCGTGTCCGAGCCCGAGATGCGCCAACAGGCCGCGCAGATTGCCGCGACGCTGACGCCGGAGAAGATCGACCAGCTCGTGGACGCCGCGCCGTTCGCCAATCAGAAGATGAAGGACGAGATCCGCAAGAACCTCAAGGCACGAGTCGCGTGGATGGCCCAGTTCGCTGACGGCAAGCACTCCGAGATGCTCAACGGAGTCAAGCTCAGCGCGTAGGCTAAGCTCACGATCATGGCTTACCAGATTCCAGCCGAGTACGAGCCCAACGACGCGCAGATCCCGCCGTACGCAACCGACATCGGCCGGTTCCGCATCTGCTTCGCGATCACCCGGTTGGTCGCGCAGCGTGACGACCCGATCTACACCAAGTCGCTGTACGACGACAAGCGTCTCGTGACCGACGACGTGGACCTCGCCGAACCACTACCGCCGCCACCATCCTCCTAAGCACACGGCGCGTGCTAACATGGTGGGAGTAAATCCCGACCAATGAGGAGAAGCACATGCCTGACCCCGCTGACTACGTGCAGATGATGGCGCTCGATCTGGAGCAGCTAGCAAAGAACGCGCACGGCCTTGCTGCCGCGATGCGCGCAACCGCCTGGGAGCCGAAAGACCTACCCAACGGCCAGGACATCGACCGGCAGTCCGCCGACGGCGCAGCGCTGTTCGTCGGCGACCGCGTGCAAGTGCTCGGCTCGGACCGCTACGGCGACCCGTACGGCACCGTGCGCGACGCAGGACCCGACCTTGGCG